CTTCATGCCAAGGTATCTCAGGTTCAGAAGGAACTTCTATTATATTTTTTTCACATCTTCTCAACTGTTCATTATAAGTCTCATCAGGTAAACAATTTACTGTGTTTACTTCTGGTATTTTTGGAATATCAACTTGTTGTGGTGGTTTAGGAGGTTCTCCTGGTTTTTTATATGGAGGAAGTTTAGCAGGACGTGTTGGTATCACTTCCTCTGGAGTAAACTCTATTGGATTAAATGAAGGAACACCAGCATCACAATAAGTCAGAACACCATTTGGGTCATCTGACTGAATAGTCTTAGATTTACTTTTGCTACTATGAGCTTCTACACATCCAGGAATATCAACAATGGGCAATCCAATGTTAGTAGTTACTGGAACTATTGGTGGTAGAGATTGTGATGGTTCGAATATCCAAGTAGAGATTTCTGGTATTTGAAGTTTCCGAGTTCCAATCTCTGGAATTTCTGGCATTAGTCGTGATGAAATACTCCTTTAAAAATATTACCAATACCACTGAAAAAATGATAGAAAATCACGTAGAGAAAAAATGTCTTCTCTGGATTTCTTTTAGTTTGCTTTTTTTTGTAAGCTCCTACTGGCATGTCTAAAAAAAAATATTCTTTTAATATTTACTCAAAAATTGTTATATCTTAACAATAATTTACTTTAATTTTTTCCAAATGATAATCAAAAAAGCAAAAGCAAATACAATGCCAAATGATTGAAGAGAACTAAACTCATTTAAGCAAGTTTTTATTGAACCCACCACTATAGCACCATCACATACTTCTCTTGTCGTAACAGAACCATCTGGATTAACAGTTCTATCAATCACTTGTTTATCTATTTGTATTTGGGTTTCTGGTTGGGGTGTGATTGTAATTCCTTTACGGATAATCACACCATTCGGTGAAGCAGTAGGAAGAACCCTAATCTGCTGTTCCATTATGTGCCCATCCATCACTCAATAAGAGTTCCGTGTGCTCTACGGATTTCTCTCAGTTCCTCAAAGTTCTTTTGTTTTGTTCCGCCATCATATGCCCAAGCATATCCTTCAGTAATCATTTGTTCGTTGAGAGACACTTCTGAGTCCCCAATGTATAACCACCCCAAAAGACGACCATATTTGCCGACGCCACCAACAAGTTCAGTCCTAATAACAAGGTCATCGTCACCAGCCACAGCACCTTCGAGTTTTTCTTGTAACCAATGTGTTGCGTCATATCCTAATGCTTTTTCTTCCTCATCTTTGGTGCGCTTCTCTGGCGTATCAACACCAGCAACTCTCACACGTTCTTTCTTATAAAGGTCAAATCCCAGGTCAATAGTAACATCAATTGTGTCACCATCAATGACTCTGTTGATTTCGATCACTCGGAAGTTGTAGCAGCTCTTCCTGCTTGGTGGTGTCATGGCTCCCATCGTCCAATTCCTCAAATGCTTCTTTCATTATATTTATGATAATGTAAAGCACACCAAGAAGAATAATTCCCAAACTTATAATAACGCTCCAAGTAGGATCGTTTATATCATTTAATGGTCTAAGTATTAAATTCATTAGCAATCATTGAATACACTACCAATTTCAGATCCAATACCAGAACCAACTCTTTGACCCAATAAGGTCATCCATCCTGCTGCTAACCAACCAATGTAGGGAATATTTAATAATGCAGGAGCAAGGGCACCAGTGGCAATGCTAGTTCCTGCCAGAGCACCTTGAGACCGTGCTCCAGCGTCCGCCACTATGCACTCTATCTCTTTTGCAGACTTTCCCTCATCATTTATTTCACCTCCGCCAAGATTACGATATCCTTCTGCGGTATATTCGTCCTTGCGATACTCATTTCTCTTTTCAGTTCCGCCACCAAACAATCCCTTCTTAGTTCTATCAAGTTCTATTGACCTTTCAGTTGAAAGAACTTTTGGATCATTTGCACGATACTTCACACTATACCCATCCTTACTTACATTCAGTTCGTAAGATGAGTATTCACCTCTTGGAATATTAATGACAGGACTTTTCATAGAGTCACTCATTTTCATCAAGTGCCCAAGAACTCCAATATGGGCAATGCCAATAGAAATGCCAAGAAACCATAGAATGCCAACGGATATTGGTTTTGTTGGCATTCTTTTTTCTATTGGCAATTCTTCTGGCGTTACCTTAGATTTCCAGTTCATTGTTTTGGTTTGTCAATAGATGATACTACAGGAGGTTCTTCATCTTTCTTTTTAGGTGTTGTGGCATCACCATTTCCGGTTTTTGATGTTCCACCATTTCTTGCTGGAGATAATCCAAAAGCAGCTAAAGACCCAGAAAATACAGAAGCAATAAAAGTAGGATCAAAATCTAGAATTTTTTGCCCATTGGGCATTCTAACATAAGATGCAGTCAATAAAGAAGCGGACCAGATCAAGACTACAAGCTTGACCAAATCCGCTAACCATTCTCTACTCTCTTCGTGATCTTTTTCTACTACCTTTTTATTTTCTTTAGTTTCTTCTGGCATAGTAGATTAGAAATCTACACTATTTAGTTATTAACTTTTTTATGCCCATATTCTATTACAATGCGTTTATGTTCTTTAAATTTGTCGGCAACTACTTGAGTGTACCATTTGCCACCAAGTTCTTTAGAAATTTGATCTAAACGAAACTTGGAAATATTCTCATCTGTCATAATGTTTATGGTATAAGTGAATCAACGGTAATGTTTGTGTCTGTTAATTGATTATATTTTTTGCAAAGAGTTTCACTAGATTCATGTTCCCATTTATGATATAACTCTTTTAAATTCTTGTGATAATCTTCACCAGTACAACTGGCCATCTCTTTTGCGACTATGCCCTTTATTAGCACGTCTCTGGTGTATGATACCATTTTTAATCTTTGATATCCAACAAAGAACTTATCATAATAAATTAACGGCAATAGTTCTTCTTGGCTGGTCTTTGGAAGTAATTATTTATTCTTGATAACACCTAAACGTAAAGTTTGGAGATGTAGGAACACAAAAGTGTTCAGGTGGATTATCAATCCTCCATAAAGTGTAGCAAGCAATAATAATCTGAAGGAAGGGAAGAATAAACGCAACTCGTTCTCTCATTCAAACACTGGACGAACTTCAATGTAATTATAGTAGTCATTCCGATACTTTTCAAGAACATCCTTAGAGTTTCCATAATACCCCATGTGCATGTTAACACAATCAAGATAACGAAGATGTTCACGATCGGAATCTACAGTGTAATTATCACAGTAAAATAAAATCTCCTGAGGAACTTCTACTTGTTTATTGGTGTTTGGTTCATCAACAAAGAATGGAAAGGTCATTTAACGTATCCGTTTTTCTTCAACCATTCTAGCGTAAGGGGAGTGGGTTTGTAAACCTCCCACATAGGACCAGCAGCACAAACATCAAGTGCCTTGGCAGTCATTCCTTCTGTCTTACCTGCCCACTTTGCCTCTGCTTCCCAAGGCCATGCAGACTCAGGATAATCCTGTTCTACTATTTCGCGCCAAAACCTAGGAACATCTTCCTCTGGTTTGATAATGGCAATCATACTATTATCAATAGTTCCTGCCATACAATCTTGAGCAGCGTGCCATCCTTCATGTCTCATAACAGTCATAAGAACATCAGGACGACTCATGAAAGCAGTATTCAAATAAAAGTTATTGGTGACCGTATGATATACGCCACGGTGACCAGGAGGAAAATATTTTTCATCTCCTAGAAAAACCATAACTCCGATCTTATTAAGGGATAGTAGCATTGAGTTAAACTCATCAGCAACCACACTAAAATCAGAATCAGGATAGTAACTCTCAATATCTGAGATAGAGTTGATTCTTTGAACATCTTCGGTGCATTCTCGTAAGATCATGCAACCCATAGAATTCATAGTATAGAATTCTTTGACTTTTGAACCAGCAAATGCAGGAGAGAAAACTCCAAGTGCTAGCAATGATAGTAATATTTTCTTCATGTTCCAGGAATGGCAGGGCCAGTTGTTGATGGAATACTTGGTCCCGTAACTTCTGGAACCTTAGGTATAGCACCATCTAAAAGGGTAGGAAGTGCCTCTGTAAGAATCTCTGTGACCGCTACAGTTACTTTCTCCCTAGCATCTTCAATAAGAGTAGTTTTATTGAGATACAAATAAGCACCTCCACCAAGAACTGATAAAGAAACTAGTCCTGATAGAAGTGCTACGACGTTAATTAGTTTTTGCATAATAATCCTCGTAATATTCA